AAAACTGACGAGGAGGAAAAAGAACTCCACGCTGTGGCTGAGGCATTAACGCCGATGGTTCTTGAGAAAATCAGGAACGATAAGCCACTCCGCAAAGACATTTTTGGCGGTAGCGATACTGGCGAAAAGGCAGAACTTCTGGAAAGAAAGACTGCTGCTGCGGAATACCTTAAGAAATTGGCACTAGGACAAAACACCAAAGACCTATCCGCCGGAGTATCCGGTAGTGGATCAGAACTTGTGCCGACTTATGTATCCGACCAGATAATTTCGGTTGCTCAAAATTACGGTCTTATTAGAAAGTACGCAAGGAAATGGCCTATGCAGGGAATTAACGTTAATATCCCGACCATGACCACCTTGACGGCTTACAGACTGGCGACAGACGTCGCAGCAATAACCGCATCCCAACCAACAACTGGCGCATTAGAATTGCGTGCTAAAACAGTTGGGGTCATTATCCCTATTTCCAAAGTGTTACTTCAAAACAGCACTGCCGACTTAATTGACGCTATAACTCAATTGGCTGGTAAGGCAATCGCCAAACTGGAAGACCAATGGGGATTATTGGGTCTGGGTGTCGGAGAGGGAGTTTTCCAAACTACAGGCGTTCCAGTTCACACGTTAGGAAGTGGCGACACTGACTATGCGGATGTGATCGCTGAAGACCTTTTGTCAGCACTTGATTTGCTTGACGAAAACTTTTATGGAGAGAATTTAAGATGGGCAATGTCATTGTCTATTTTGAACGTATTCCGAAAGTTAAGGTCTGTTGTTGGTTCTGACAAGCAAGGATTCTTGTTTGAAGGATTTGGTGGAAGCATACCGGCAACAATGTGGGATATTCCTTACGATATAAGCGCTGTAATGCCTAAGAACGCAGACGTTTCTCAGGCAGGCAAGAAGTTTATCGGTTTAGTCAATTACGACAACCTTATTCATGGTGATGCTATGGAATACACTATGGAGATGTCTGACCAAGCCACCGTTACTGATACTGACGGGACGACTTTAATCAACCTATTCCAACAGAATATGGTTGCTCTTAAAGTTTATGGTTTGATTGATATTGCGTTGTCTAACCCGACTAAAGCGCATTCTGTCATTGCGACAGCGGCTTCGTAAACCGAGTCTTTTTAGAACGTGTACCCATAGCACAAAAACATACAATTAAAATGGGAACTTCGCTTAAAGGTGAACGGCAATCTTAAAAGAAATACCGCAAGCAACAATTTTAAAAACATGAAAGTAAAAGTTGATCATTCAGGAAGTTGCGCAGGATACAATTTTAAAGTAGGTGAGATTGTAGATTTGCCGGAGAATGTAGTTTCGGCACTTGGGAGTCATGCAGTACCACTAGGCGCAAAGATTGAAGAAAAAGAAGCACCGGCGCCCAAAAATAGAATGGTTGTTAAATCGAAAGTTGTAACTAAATAAAAATGTATAAACTACTAAAAAATAAAAGGTAAAATTAAAACATGGCTGCTACATTTGTCTGGCAATTAGATACAGGAAACACGACAGGTAGTCCTGCAAAGGGAACTACCAGAACTACTCCTACTGACGTTAACTGGAAAAATAGCGGAGTTGCTACAGACGTTTACTCCTCATACCCGATTACCGCAGGGAACAATAGTTTTCAATTAGCACTTCACGGAAAGTTTACCACAGGTACTTTTAATAATATCTCTGCCGGTCTTTTTGCTCACACAGCAACGTCATTTGCTGCAAACTTAACGCTCAAAGGGATTATAGCAATGACCGCAGACGCTTCTAGGTGGTTGTATGTAACCCCTTCAGCAGCAGCCGATACTAATTTAACTGTTGATATGACCACAGCCATTGCAATTGGTTCAGGTGTGGCGGTTTGGTTTGGGCCAACTGGGCCGGAAGCAACCGGCAAGGCAGCAAACCAAAACACTGGAGTAGACCAATATACTAATTTCTTGACGACCCAACTGCAAACGGCAGCAGGGGCAGCAGCAGGAGATACAGCACAAGTTACTTTAACTTTACAATATAACGAAAACTAACATGGACAAAATTATAAAAACAATCTTTTGTGCAAATGAACAGGTAGAAACCACTCATGTTTTGAGTGCATCTCCTTCTGGCGAGGTTTGTGCTACTTGCGAAGTCTGCGGCAGGGTCTTAAAGTTTCCCGCCGGAGTTAGCCGGAAAGAATTTGACGATTTAGTAGCCGCTCACCAAGAAGCCAACCAAGGGCAAGTTACAGTCGAGTCAATCGAAAAGACTTTGGCAGAATTGGCAGATGCGCCAGTTAAAGTAAAAGAAGAAGTCCCTAACTTTACAGACGGTAGTGGAATAGACGAACCAGTAGAATAAACTTAATACAATAAGGAGGCAATACAATGTCAGAACAATCATTTACCCTTAAATATCTTTTTCATGTCGAGTATGTAGATGGTACGAAGTTTGGCCAGCCTCAAGACGATGATTCTAAACTAAAACCCGGCAAGACCTCGGCTTTTTATGATGTTCTAAATTCAGGCAAGGTTGTCAGGAAGTTTACTTTAAAAGAAGTCAAAGGTAAGAAAAGTATTTCGGTTGATTTATTCTCAGGAGAGTTTGAAGTAAACGGCGTACCAATTTATACCGACCTATTGCCTTATCCGCTTAAAAGGGAACTGATCTTTTACCGCCAGCACCAACACGATACCCAAGTTACCTATAAACCCAAAACTGGGGAAATGTTAGGGCATACTCCCGGCGACCACAGAGTCAGATACTTTATTGGCTGGCAGGCAAATGTCGGCGGCAAGAATTACCAGCAAAAAATCGGGGTAGATTAAAACATGGCCTACACTATAACTGATGGAATTAAAACGATCCCTTTTATAAGGACTGGAACGTGCGACAGGTGTCCTTTAAACCAGCCAGCCCCATGCTGTATCGGTTGTCCTCACTTTGCCATTGTAGATAAGGTCAACACCTGTCTTATTTATGCTACCAGAAACAGGAAGTGCGACTCATGTATCAAACTTGGTGGTTTTGTAGATAAGAACGGTACCCACGCCGATTGCATAGACTGGCCACAACATCCCCTCATGGACTCCATAAAAACAGGTGCTTGTAAATTTAAGTTTACCTTGGCCAACCCAGATGATAAAGCAACATTTGATGAGGCAAATAGCAAATGGTAAACAAACTAAAGGAACTTCATAGTAGGTTTAAGGATTGGAAACCAATCCATTTGTGTTGGTGGTTTACTAAACATGGACTTCCTATTCCGCCTTATTTAATCGGTAAGCCCCCTAAATTTAGCCAAACCAAGTTCAGGTGGTATGCAGACGGAAATGAAAATGGTTCAACTCCCTTACAAAACGAAAATATTGATACCTCTCAAATTGTAACTGCAACCACAGGGAATTTTCTTTGTCATTTAAGAATCTTACTTCAGGAAACTAATGGTGGTAATAATACAGAAACCTTTACTTTAAGGTACCAGAAGAATGGGGCAGGGGGTTATGCTGTCGTTAACGCCGCAAGTGCAAATGTTAAATCCGCTGCTGGCACTCCTTTAGACAGTTCAGCAACCACTAACCGTTCAACGAACGGAATAACTGATGGTTCGGGTAATTTTTTTGCTGGTGCCTATGACGAAGTTGACGGTGCGTTGCCCAATGTATCCTCCGCCGCTTCGGGATTCACCGAACTCTTATGGAGTATCCAGATAGTCGCTGCAGAAATGGCGAATGGCGATTACTTGGATTTTGAGGTTTATAATGCAGGGGTTGCCCTTACCTCTGCAACACCCTATGCTGATATTCCCAGATTTACTGTTACGAAAGGCACTCCCCCTGCTTGTACCCTCGGCACTCCCAATGACGGAGATACAGTCGCTTCTTCAACCCCAGACCTAAAGTTTACAGGAACAGATGCTAATGCAGATGAAGTGGAATATGAGGTACAGGTGGATACGAGTAGTGGGTTTGATGGGACATTGATGGATAGTTATGAAAATTTATCTGGTGGAGCAAACATAGAGTATTGTATGGATGCGAATAACCATTCAGTAGGGCAGACATTTACTGGTAATGGGGGATATATAAATTCAGTAGAATTTTATTGTTTCAAAAATGGTTCTCCGACTGGTAATGCTGTCGCAATAATAGAAGCAATTGCTGGAACTTATGGTACAAATGCTGTTCCAACTGGTGCTGCTTTGGCGACATCTTCAAATGTTGATGTGACTGGAATATCAGGAAGTCAGGCTTATGTTAAATTTACATTTCCAACACCTTTTA